TCAGTTTATTCAAACACACAGGGATTTGCTCGCAACATTCTTGCAAACACATCACAGTGGGCAAACCTTATGACTTTGAACGATTCAGGTCGTCCAATTTACATGGCAAGCAATCCTTCAAATTCTGGTGGCGTTGTACGCCCTGACAGTATTCGTGGGAACGTCGCTGGTCTTGATTTATTTGTGACGGCCAACGTACCGTCAGCAAATGACACAGACAAAGACGATTCAATGCTAATCATTAACCCAACTGCATACACATGGTATGAATCACCAACGTATCGCCTACGCGCTGACGTTATTGCTTCAGGTCAGGTTTCAGTTTCAGTTTATGGATACGGTGCAATTGCAACCAAAATCGGTGCAGGAGCATTCGGTATCAACAAGACCTGATAACAACCCACTAATCATGCGGCGATTTCTCCCGAGGTCGCCGCAGCAGTCGAAAGGAAACGGACATGCCAGTCATTGTTACTGCAAGCCAATTGCGCACGGTGCTTGGCGTGTCCGTTTCACTTTATTCAGACAGTTACCTTGACGAAATTATCAACACTGCTGAAGCCGTCATTTTGCCAATGCTGGTTGCAAACACTTCAGCAATTAACGCTTACAAATTAGATTCCAACGTTGCTTATTTCTACACACAACGCGAACACCACTTTGTTGCAGGTCAATCCGTCATTGTGACGGGATTGCCAGCACCTTTTACTGCCACGCACACAGTGGTCACGTCAGAACTTTACTATTTTACCGCCGCACTCACTTCAACAAACGTGACTTTGCGCGACATAATCCCAACAGGCACGGCAACACTTTCAGGCTATTCAGCAGCCGATATTTACGCCACAAGTGCGCCAATTGAATCAGCCGTTCTTGCAGTCAGCGTTGAAGTTTTTCAGTCACGCGTCGCAGCAGGCGGTCAGATTGAAGGCGTGGATTTTGCCAGTACGCCTTACCGAATGGGACGCAGCCTAACCAATCGCGTGTCCACATTGCTTATGCCATTTTTAGACGTTGAAACGGTTGTGCAGTAATGCCAGCCAATGCCGTCGCCGATACCCGCGCAGCCTTAGCCACCGCCTTTTCATCACTAGCGGCAACCTGCTATTCAAGCGTTCCTGAAGCACCAATTCCACCCGCAATCGTCATTGTGCCCGATTCTCCTTATATGGAAATTGTGTTAATTGGCAAGGCTTCAACCAAGGTCAAAATTAACTTTGCAATCACTGCCATTGTTGCTTCCAATAGCAACGCAGGTTCACTAGACAACCTGGAAAAACTCATCATAGGAATTCTTGCGGCAATGCCCGCAGGATACGTTGTTGGCGTTGTTGAAAAGCCGACAGTGTTGGAAGTAGGACAAAGCCCAATGCTGGTTGCTGACATAAACGTTTCGACGTACTACACACAAACAACATAGGGGACAAAATGCCAACGACAATCATAACTGGTCGCGATTTAGTCGTGACCATTGCAACCGTAAATTATGACGCACAAGCGACCAGTGCAACACTTGCGAATTCACCAACCGTGGAGACGTACCAAACACTTGACGGCAAGGCTTACAAGCACATTGACGACCAGTGGACATTTGACGTTTCAATGCTTGCAGACTGGGGCGCGGCTTCTTCATTGTGTGAAGCACTATGGACTGCATGCGAGAATGCACCAAATACAGTTTTGGCAGTCTCACTTACTGCCGTGACTGGTGCGGTTTTTGCCTTTAACGTAATGCCAGTATTTCCAGCAGTCGGCGGGGCAGCACCTGACGCGCAGACCGTTGACCTATCATTCATAGTGGTGGGAACACCTACTGAAACTTTCAGTTAAAAACTACTAATCGGGAGACAAAATGAAGTTACCAATAACAATTGAATATAACGACGGGACGCAGATTACTTATACGGCTGCGCCACCTGAATGGGTTCGTTGGGAAAAACATTCGGGTCATACCATTTCCCAAGCGCAGGAAAAAATCGGTATATCCGATTTAGTATTTCTTGCATATCACGCCATGAAACGCGAAGCGGCTGGGAAACCAGTCAAGCCAATCGAAGCATGGACGGAAACCATTTCCGAAGTGATAGTGGGTGAGGCAAACCCAAAAGCCACGCAGTCGGAAGCCTCAGCAGAATAGTTTGGGAGATAGCCCTGGCAACGGGGCTATCACCGAACGAATTTGAATCAGCCGAAGACATTTTGACGGTCATTGAGATTTTGGAAAGGCGAGCAAATGGCGACTGAAGCAATCAGTTACGACAAGAATGAATTGCGCGCCATTGTTCGTTCTTTCAAAGCAATGGACGACCAAGCATTGACACAAGCCAAAGAAGCAACCAGCGAATTGGCAACATATGTTCAGGGCAAGATTAAAGCAACCGCGTCAAGCCGTACACGCAACCTCGTTGACAATCGTGTTGCTGACGGTTCAAAGGTTTCCAAGTCTTCAAAAGTTGGCGAAATCAGTTTTGGTTATGCTGGGCAAAAATTAAGCGGTGGCGCAACAACTCAGCAGGTGTGGGGTGGCGTTGAATTTGGTTCAAACAAGTACAAGCAATTTCCAGTGTGGTCAGGTCGTGAAGGTCGCGGTTCACGCGGCTGGTTTATTTATCCAACCCTCAGAAGCGTTCAACCCGAAATCATTAAGAAATGGGAAGAATCGTTTTCCAAAATAGTAAAGGAATATGACTAATGGCTGGCAGTCGTACCCTTAAACTCTCCATTCTTGGTGACGTTGATAATCTCAACAAGTCGCTTAAATCTGCAACTCAAGACGTTGATACATTTGGGGACAAGATTGGCAAGACTGGCAAAATGATTGGCGCGGCTTTTGTCGCTGCTGCTGCCGCTGCTGGTGCTTATGCAGTCAAAATAGGCATTGAAGGCGTCAAGGCCGCCATTGAAGATGAAAAGGCACAGACACAGTTAGCCCTGGCCTTGGAGAACGCCACAGGGGCAACAACGGCGCAAATAGCAGCAACCGAACAATCCATTCTCAAAATGTCACTTGCCACGGGTGTGGCTGACGACCAACTGCGTCCAGCCTTGGGTCGTTTGGTTCGTTCAACGGGCGATATTACACAAGCGCAAAATTTACTTTCAACGGCACTGGACGTGTCCACGGCAACAGGCAAGCCACTGGAAACCGTTGCCAATGCGTTGGGCAAAGCCTATGAAGGCAACACAACTGCGCTTGGCAAATTAGGTTTAGGAATTTCATCTGCACAATTGAAAACAATGTCATTCACTGACGTGCAAAGCAAACTTACAGATTTATTTGGCGGCGCAGCAGCACGCAACGCGGATACATACGCGGGACGTATTGCCCGCATGCAAGTGGCATTTGACGAAGCAAAGGAAACAATTGGATTCGCCTTGTTGCCAATCCTTGAAAAAGTCATAAATTTCATTAACCAAAACGCATTGCCAGCAATTAACGCATTTTCAAACGCCTTCAGTCTTGACGGTGGTGGCCTTGGTGGTTACATCACACAAGTTGGCAACCTAATTTCGGCAATATTTACGCCAATTATGAATGGCTTGGTAAAGGCGTTTGGTTACGTTAAAGACGCTATTGGCGACAACCTTGAAACTTTTAAAACATTTGGCTCGTTTATTTCAACTTATCTTGCACCAGTAATCGGCACAGTTTTAGGCGGGGCATTGCAAATTGCAGGCAAAATTGCAGGTGGCGTGATTGACGTAATTGGCAAAGTTGTTGGTGCTTTGAATTTCTTAATATCGGGTGCAATTGCCGGAATCAACGCTTTGATTTCTGCTTACAATTTTGCAAACAATATTTTTGGTGGCAAAGATATTGCAAAAATAAATGCACCAACACTGAGTGTTCCAAAAGTAACAACACCAGGCATTTCAACTTCCGTGCCAAAAATTCCAACAATCCCAACACCGTCAATCGGTGGTGGTGGTGGTGGTGGTGGTGGCGGTGTGGCGGCAGCAGTAATGTCAGCGGGCGTTGCAGCAGCAGCAAGCGGCGGTGGATTTACTGATTCACAGAACGCGGCACGTTTGGCGGCTATGGGTGGCGGCGGGTTCACCGATTCACAAAATGCAGCCCGTATCAGCATTACGGTCAACGGGGCAATTGACAAAGAAGGCACTGCCCGCACAATCGTTGAAACCCTCAATAGTTCTTACTACCGTGGCACGGGTGGTGCAACCGCGCTTGTGGCAATCTAATGACACAGTGGAATCCTGTTTGGAAAGTTGAAATTGACGGCGTTGAATACACTGACGCAGTTTTGGCAAATTTAGTTATTCGCAGCGGTCGGACAAATATCTATGAGCAGGCGCAGGCGGGGTACGTTAATCTTCAGTTAATTGACCTTGCACAAACAACCATTCCCGTGTCAATTAACTCAACAATTGGTGTTTCCGTCAAAGACACCTCAGGAACATTTGTTGCAATTTTTGGTGGCAATGTAGTTGATATTGGGTTAGAAGTCCGTGACGTGGGTTCAACCATGTTTACTCAAACGTATTCAATCACCGCACTAGGGGCTTTGGCACGTTTGCCAAAATCCTTGACTAACGGCGTGCTTTCAAAGGCATTCGACGGGACACAGATATACACAATTCTTTCAGATTTACTTTTAAACAATTGGGCTGAAGTGCCTGGTGCATTGACTTGGGCGACTTACGACCCAACAACCACTTGGGCAACTGCGGAAAACGTTGGCCTTGGGGAGATTGACCAACCTGGTGACTATGAATTGGCCGCGCGTTCTTCAAGTCGGACTGACGTTTATTCACTGGTTTCAGCACTTGCCACTTCAGGACTTGGTTATATTTACGAAGACGCCCAGGGGCGCATTTCTTATGCCGACGCAACACACCGCAGTCAATATCTTGCAACTAATGGGTACGTTCAACTTACGGCAAATCAAGCCCGTGCGGCTGGGCTGCGTACTGAAACCCGCGCGGGCGACGTGCGCAATGACCTGACAATCAAATACGGTGCAACTAGCAATGCGGAAAAATCTGCAACTGACGCCACTTCAATTCTTACTTATGGCACACTTGCACAAATCATCACAACAACATTGCACAATGCGACCGACGCTGAAGACCAAGCCGATTTTTATTTGGCACTTCGCAAAGACCCACAAGCAATTTTTAGCGAAATCACATTTGACCTGACAAACCCTGAATTGGACGACGCAGACCGCGACGACCTTATTGGCACGTTTATGGGTCAAGCGGTGGCAATCAATGACCTACCTTCAAACATGGGTTCAATCTTTCAAGGATTTGTTGAGGGCTGGTCGTTTCAGGCTTCTTAC